GAACAATCAGTGTACTGCGCTGTGCTTGTACAGGTTCGTCGCTTTTTTGGGGGGTTGCCCGTTTTAAATTTACCTAACAAAAACAGGTAATTAACCTGTGGGTACCCTAGGCCGCCATGGGGCGGCCTAGGGCTAGGGGTTAGCTGTTAACCACCAGTTTACACAATGGGTTACCCCAGCCTACGCTGCTAGGGCTGCTGCCGCCAGCTAGGGCTAGCAGCACAGGGTTTTGCCGCAGGCTGCTGGTAACACTGCTGCCGCTATTGGCTGCAATGGCTTGCACCATTGCCAATGGCACGGCGGCTGGCACGGCGGTAGGCACTTTAGTATTAAGCCAACCCATGCTGCCAATAGTGCCTTTTTTAACAGGTGTATAACCCTGCGCGGTAGGCTGCCAGTATTTAGCTGGCAGGCTGCCATTAACCATTACCCATAGCATTTGCCCAAAATGCCCAACGGCCTTGCCGTTGGCTGGGCGCATGGCACGCCAAAAATTAGCGCCACCCATTAGGGCGTTAGGCTGCACGGCGGCTGGCAACAGCTGCACGTTAATATTGCCTAGGCCGTTGGCGGCAATAAATGCCTTTAGGGCTAGGTTGCAGTACGCACCATTGCTGCCTAGGTTGGCGGCAGTAAATGCTGCGGCTGCGGTTGCTGCGCTTATAGGCTGTTGCGCTTTAGCCTGTGTAGTTTTAACCATTGGTTAACCCCTATTTGGTTAATGCTACCGCCCTATGCGGTAGCTGCACGTATTATAATAAGCATTTTTGTGGCCGTGTAAACCCCTAGTTTACACCTTTAGTAAAATAAATATTAAAGCCACAAAAACCCCTAGCAATGCTACCGCCAGCATTAGCTATACCGCCATAGCCCAATGCCGCCCCAAATAAAACTTAGCAAGCCAATGCCAAATAACATTTGCGGTATGGGCGCAGCTACTAGCCCCATCAAATCTGTGCTAGCTAACATTAGCATTACCCCAGCTAGTGTTACCAAAAACAGGGTAACCAATATTGTCCAAGGTGTACGCATTTAAACCTCCATTTGTTTGGTTGCGTTATGTAAACACCTAATAGCAAAAACCCCATCACAGCAACAGGTATTTGGTCGGTCAAATCCAGGCCCGATATCTTTTGATGTCGCCCAGTCAGCGCGGATCATCAACATGATCAGATGATCAGATGGACAGATGGTCAATCCATCCATCCATCCATCCAACCTGCTACAAAAGGGTAGGCGACCGAAGCCGCCTACCCACGGGGTTAACTGATATCGTGCCAATGCCAACGGTAAGCGTTTTTTGGCTCGTCTAAAGTTGGCTCCTCAAGGTTAGGTTTTTGCGTCAATTTTAGCCAATGTGGCTGGCTACCATCAATGTACTTAAACCAAACCTCATCTTTACTGTCGGCGGTATAGACATCCCTACCGTAGTAAAAGATCTCGCAGTCTTGGTTGCTCCAAGTTGGGCAACCGTCAGCGTCAAAAAGGTCGTCGTCCTTTTCATAATTTATGTACACGTTTTGATAAAAACGCAAACCTTGTATAAGGCTTAGGAGGTCAGGGGCATTTACCCGTCGTACGTGTATAGCTGTCGTAAAGCTATTATGGTGGTCAACTATGTATAGCATATCATTGCTCCTCGTTTTGTAGCTGCTGGCAGTATTGCCAACCCTTTAATAATAACGCAGCGCACGTCACTGACGTTTTTATTTGGTCCTAGTGATATCTTTTGATATCTGCGTCCTGACGTCTTTTGAGTTCATTAGTTATTATGTATATGATGGTACATATACATTTGATTCATCGTCATCAATCCGTATCAATCCATCCATCCATCAAAAAAGTGGCCCATCCGTAGATGGGCCACTGGCGATTGGTTAGGCTGGTATGACGTAAAGCTCCACGACAGCATTGCCCCAAGTAGCTTTTTTGGATGGCGACTGGCCACCGTTAAGCGCATCAACCAGCGCATGATATTTACGTGCGCCGATGGACTTGTGTACCAAATCAACATCTGTAAGTGTGGTCGGTGTTTTGCCAGAGTTGATCAACTGCCAGACTGCCTTGCCGCGCAACGCATCATCTTTTTTGGCACCGTCTTGGTGATACAAAGTACGCTTGGCTTCAAAAGCAAAGGGGATCTCAGCCTTGGGGTCAACCGAAGCAACGGTACGTACGCCGACATTGTTTGGATTACCACCAGCTTTTTCTTGGACAAACTGGTCAATATCAGCAACGGTGATGCCTTGCTTTTTAAGATCGTCAGACAGACCATTAATGCCTTGAAAAACGATTTCTGCCACTTGGGACTTTTTAGCTACTTTAGCCATTTTAGAGCTCCTTTCTACGAGCTTGTACCGCGACTGGTTTGCCGCTTTGGTAAGTATAGAGTAGCGCACACGAGGAACGATGTAAACACCTAAATTGTCATATGGAGAAAAAAAGATGTGCGAGCAGCTCGTCATTGCGACGTTTTACGATGTCACTGATTGACGTCTTATGATCTCAGCTCTCGTCTCTCGTCGTCGCTCATCATCGCTCTTCGTCAGTCGTCTAAGGACCTCTGCCCATCCATCCTTATCCATCGGCCAATCCATCCGGTCATCGTACACTGGATCTCCATCCATCAATCTCTGAGCAAGGTAAGTTCCATCCAAAAATAATAGGCAAGAGGAGGAAGGATGATGAACCAAGTTCCAAACGCATCCACCAACCCTCGTTCTTGAGGTCTGCCATACGATTTGATGTGGACGCCACTTAGGAAACTTCTTGTCAGACTTTGTCGTAAGTACCTTGAGCTCTACCCAGAAGTCATTGCCATTCAAGCAGCCATTGACGTCAGGTACGCCAGGACTTGCCCATGACTCCATCCTGACCCAATGCACACCAAGACCTGCCGTTCCATCGCGTAGGGCTTTCCAAAGTTTACTCTCAGGTTTCTTCGGCATCAGGTAATGCCTCAAGGTTATCCATATCAATAGCTGGCTCAGTCGCTTCTATCAATACTGGGAACTCTTCCTGGATACGTTTAATTTCGTGCATTACTTCTTCTTTACTCATTTGGTCTATCTTGCCATGCAATATTTCTTTGCGGTCAATGTACAATCCAGCAGCTTGGCCTCTATGTTTTTCTGCCGTGACCGCCGCAGAATAATTACCATTTTGCATCGCCTCATCACGAAGCTGCGCTAGTTTCTGCACGTGGCTTTCAAAAGTCACCTCATACTTTTGTTGTAACTCTAATTTAATCTGCCGCACCCTTTCCAAGACTTGTGGGTAGCTGCGACCATTTAACATATGACTAGCAATGGAGTGGGCGTTGGACTCAGCGTAGCCAGCTTTCATAGCGGCTTCTGTTTGTGTAACCTCCTCGGTAGCATAAATCATTGCAAACTTTTCCTGCATCGGGGTAAGCCCTTTTTCAACGCGAGGGTTAGCTACAATGTCTAGACTTTTCTTGTGAGTAACTTTGGCTTTCGGCATACAGACAAGATACTTTGCTATAATAGGAACGTAAATGAAAATCGACTCATTTTATTTTGTCAGATCCTGCGTTTCGCGTAGCTGTCTAAAGTAACCATTTGATATATTTATATAGCCAGATATCGTATATTGTAATATCGGATAGAGTACCATACCCCATATTTCATTTTTACTCCTATATATAAAAGTCTGCCCAAAATCAAAGAGAGCCATGATCCGTAGACCATGACCCTCTGTTAGTTGTTCAACGCTGTTTTTTCGGTTCCCTAGTACCAGCGTTATCGGCCTCCTAGGTTAACGTCCCTAAACTTGCATCGGCGTAGGGCGGCCGACCTTGTGCTAGATAAACAATAGCACAAGGATGAAAGGCACCATATCCCAAAGTATGTCCATATCTACCCCCTATTGGAATCTATGTTTACTATCATATACGGCATCTTCATTGAGCCGTATTGCATCATCAGTAGGGGTTGTTTCTTCATTGAGCCGCACTTTATCTTCTAACTCTTTATCTGCAAAGCACTCAACGCATATAGTCGGCTCACCGTATGCATCTGTCCAGAAATCACAATCATCGCAACCCTCAACAGGTTTAAATTCTTTCTTCATTTTACCCTCCTAAATGTTTAACTCTGCAGAGCTGACCCTATAAGCAAGCTCTTCATGGCATTTATCACAAGTTGTTTTATCTTCCTCAGCAATGTGCATCGCATAATTATTGCCGAGCATAGGCATCCCGCACAAACAGTTAGATGTTCCAGGAACATGAAAATGTTGTTGCCCGAGTTTTTTAGTCCACTCACGCAACCCCTCTTGTTTTACCAATCTGTGTAATGTTGTCATTGTAACCTCCAGTTGTGATCAGCAGCCACGCTGCCTGTATATATATAATAAAGCGTGATGTTCCCGGAAGTAGTAAAACATACTCAATATGAACAAATACTTATTTGAATATAATTAAGAAGAGGAGTGCTATAAGCACTCCCCCGATAGTTAGTATGATCATGCCGCCACACTTTCAGCAACAGAAGTAATATAATCCAATATAGAATCATACTCATCCATCGTATAGATTACCTGTTGCTCATTGAACTTATGTGGGTAGATTGTTCGGTCGCGGTGTGGATTACCTTGGTAATCGGTTAGTAGGAATGTCGCTACCATACCGACTTCGCTTGGCACTTGCAGCTGACTCACAGCTATAATCCGTTGGCTATTTACCTCAACCCAGCAAATCTCATCAGTAAGTATGGGGTCGGTCATAAACCGACCCTCCATAGCTGATTGCACTAATTGTAAGAATTTTGGTGCCATTTACATCTCCTTCAATACACGGCGTTGACGAAACCATTGGTGAGTGGCCCCACCCTCTTGTGGGTACCGATGCTCTATATAAAGCCAATCATCTGTAACCAGTTGCAGATAAGTGTAATATTCAAGCCCACGCTCAACCTCACAAGTACCTGTTGGATCTTCACAAAGATGCCCTATTTGGTGCTCCAATAAATTGTCAGCATTAATAATTTCCACAGGGGATAATGTGGCACAATCAGTATGCCATACCTGATGGGTATTGTCATGACTGACTACATTTTGCCAAGTAGTTTTAGACATTGCTGCCTCCCGATAAAGATGTAGCCCCTATTGGCTACCAGTATATAATAAAGCCTGATTGCCTAAGAGGTTGTTTTAATTACTCAATGTGATAAAAAAGGTGGTCACCGAAGTGACCACCAGTTAAGGGAGGAACGTAAGGTACATCTTACTGAATCATGGTAAATCATTCTTGATGACCTTGCAAAGCTGAATCGGCAATATTCCGCGCTCGCTCAGCAGTTGCATCATCAATCCATAATTCTATTTCATCAGGTTCCATCAATCCTACTTTAGCTAAATCAGTTGCACATTGTCGTGCATCAATCTCGCCAGTGAGGAATTGGTGTTGGATATCCTCCTCCAATCCCATAGCCCATGCTTTGACTTTACCCATTACTTTGTATCTCCTCTACACTGAATGATTCGTTTTCCTCAACTGATACAAACTTTACGACCTCATCATCTTTGAGGATATCGGAAATAACACTATCCAAACCCTCACGTGTGCGTCGTACTGTTTCCCAAGCATCACCATTCCGCATATAAGCGGTGACTGTAAACTTGGTCATTAGTATTCACTCGGTAGCATAAGTACGCCATCCGTCAAGATAAACTTAAACTCAGAGGGAGCAGGTAAATCTGTATACTCAATAACCCGAGTATGCAGAATTATTGGGCCATCACCTTTATCACCATCAGTGCCTACAATCACGGCACTATTACTATCATCCACAGTTACTTGAATGAAGATAATATACTCTTCCTCACTGAGCAGTGGCATAAACTCAGTAGCCACAATATCCATGAACCAGAAAGCCCCATGCTTTTCAGCGAAATATTTTGTACCATCGGTGAGTTTTAACTCAGGGGTCAGGGGCAGTTTATGCGAATATTGATTTAGGCTGCCA